CTATGGCGCCAACACCGCAACCTGAACCTGAAGTAACAGAAGTCAAGGCCGCGGTCATCCCTGAAGTAGAACGTCCCGGCGATTATATTACTGATCCAGTGGCAAATTTGTTTTCGCGCAGAGAAGCCAACATTAGCTTTGGTAATGCTTTCCCAAATGATCCTGTGCGCGGGGACTTTTTCATCCGCACTGATTTTAGACCCAACAGATTGTTCAAATGGAACAATATCAAATGGATTGAGGTAAACAAAAATACTACCACAGCCTATATCCACAATGACGAATACGTTGATTTCTTGGCCAAACAAATAGTGTCCGGTGCATACACTTGGGACGATCTAAACGACCAAGAACAAGAGCAAGTTCAAGTGGCAATAGGAGGATATCGTGGATAAATTTATACCAGCAACACAGGGCGTGAGTAACTTTGTTACTGATCCTGACTACATTCCCACAGTACTGTTGGTCAACGCCTCAGAGTCACAGTTAGCCGAGTGTATGAGCTTGTGCCAAGCTAGTGGCAAAGTTTATAACGTATATGTACAAACTGCCAATTCTGATGAAGAATGGGTATGGCGTATTGAACGTATTGCTGACGCAATTATAGACGCAGAAAATGAAGATCCAACAGAGTATTTTATAAATAAAACATGAGCTATTACGATAAACCAACCTACAAAAAACTACGCGGTGCCTCTGTGATTGTACAGCATGACAACGTGGACAAAGCCCTACGCAAGTTCAAAAAGAAAATCATGGAAAGTGGTTTGCTAAATGAACTACGCGAACGTGAGTTCTATGAAAAACCCACAACTGAGCGTAAGCGCAAAAAGAACCAAGCACGTCGCCGCACACAGCGTAGACTAGCAGATCAGCAGTTGCCCAAAAAACTCTACTGATGTATTTGGTATTTGATCTAAGCGGGGCAGGCAATCCCGCTTACCCAAGTTACTACTTGCACCAAGAATTTGATCGTTGGAGCAAGCAATATCAAATATCCTATCGAACCAAATACCACAAAGACCGACTTAGATTGATACTGGCTAGCGATAGCGAGTATCATTTTTTTATGTTGACTTGGAATCCTGACGCTACTCTGCCCCGACAGTGGGCCGAGTTTACAGTGATTGATCCACCAAAACACTAGATTTTTAATGTGATTTTCTATATAATAAATAATATTGTAGTGCCAATAATGGGCTACACACAAACGTCATAACTTGCTTTATAAGGAGAAAAACATGACAAATCTTACACTTCACACTCTTGACTTCCCAAACCTAGCTAACCAGTTGCATCGCCATTCAATTGGCTTTGATCAAATGTTCGATCAACTAAATCGCACATTTGCCAACAGTAAAGCAGACGGTAACTATCCACCACATAATGTAGTCAAACTTGACGACAATCATTATGCAATTGAACTGGCAGTAGCTGGATTCAATGAGGATGAAATCGATGTAGAGCTTAAAGACAATGTGTTGACTGTTAAAGGTGAACAATCCAAAACTGAAACAGAAGTTGAATACCTGCACAAGGGAATTTCAACAAGAAACTTTGTTCGTACATTCCCTTTAGCCGAACACATTGAGGTGCGTGGTGCTAAAGTCAAGAATGGTATTTTGGCAATTGCACTTGAACAGGTAATTCCAGAAGAACAAAAACCCAAGAAAATCGCTATCACATTCAGTAAGTAAATAGAGATTTACAATTATTGTAATGATAACGTAACATGTTCGCATGCCCTCCTGTTTTATTGCAGTGTGGGCATGTAGATGTAGCTTTTGGTTTACCGGCTTTACCTAATGATATGTTTTTACGATGTTCTGTGGATTTAGGTTTTCTTCCAGATTCAGACATTTTGCGTTTTGATTCTTCAGAATATTTTATAACTCCAGAAATACCTTTATTCCAAGGTACTTTACCTTTGTTATTTTTTCCTATCCCAGAATCTCCACCAAGAACAATATTGTAAGTATCTGCTCTTTTGATATATGATTCGTTTACTAATTCAATTTCTTTTTGATTCATTTCATCAAAGGATTTAAAAATATGAAGTATTTCTTTTTTAAAAGATCCCTTCCCATATTGTTTAATAGCATTTTTAAGCCTTTTTCCAGACCCAAGATACCCATCGTTGATATCAGACGTGGCATGTTGTCCGATGTATTCAAATCCATTGACAATGTTTGTTGTCTTATATATAATATAGTAAATACACATGCTGATGCTCCTTCAAAGCGTTAGAGTAGTTGGGAACGCCAATTCCGCGAACTACATCAATATTTATACTCAAACCTTTTATTATGACAGATACCAAAACAGCAGTAGACGTTAGAGAACGCATCGCAGTTAAAACCAAAATCAAAGAACCCAAAGATTACAATGTCATTTATCTAAACGATGACGTTACCACATTTGATTTTGTTATCGAAACACTCACAGTTATTTTTGGTCACAGCTACACCGAAGCCGAAGAACTAACACGCAAAGTCAACGACGAGGACAGCGCAGTGGTAGCGACCTTGCCCTATGAAATGGCTGAACAAAAAGGCATCGAGGTTACACTTTTGGCACGCCAACATGGTTTCCCCTTACAAGTCAAAGTAGAGCAATGTAAATGAAATCACTAATCAAATTTTTAGCAGTGGCGCTAATAGCGTTGTCTGCTTATGCAGAACCTGTTAAAATCATCACCAACTTGCCAGTTGGCTCGGGTCCCGACAATATCACACGCAAGTTGGCTGAAGAATTGACCAACATGTGGCACGTGCCAGTCATTGTTGACAATCGCCCTGGCGCAGCAGGCGTGGTGGCCATAGACTACTATCTCAATCAACCCGCTGATGGCAATACTATTTTAATGTTAGATGCCGGTGCTTGGGGAACAACGCCCATCATTTATAATAAAGAAGACAAGTTTGCACAGTTGCAGATTGTTACTCCCTTGTACAGTAGTGATTGGGTAGTGGTCACCAACAACAAAATTAAAACGCTGGATGAACTACGACAAGCAGTCAAGGCACGACCTTACTTTGGGTCTTGGGGTATTGGCAGCGCAGGTCATTTGTGTGGTATTGAAGTATCTGCAAAATTGGGAATATCAACAACACACATTCCCTACAAAGAATACGGGCAATGGTTTGTTGACATCATCAACGGTGATTTGCCTTTTTCCTGTGCTAGTATTGGTTCTTCTGAACAGTATTACAAAGCTGGAAAAATCAATTGGTTGAGCATTACATCTACTAAACCTGAAGTTGATTTACCCACTGTGCCTACAGCCACTAAATTCTTTGGATCCACATTTCAACTTGACAGTGCATACGTTGTATTTTTTATCAATAAACAAATAGACGCACAACATGTGGCACAGATGCGCAAAGACATCAAGCAAGCGTTACAAAATCCAAATCTCAAGGAAGCTATCAAATTTGTACATGGCAAAACTTGGAATGGTACAGCAGAAGAATTTGAGCAGTTTGTTGTAAAAGACATTGCTTATAACCGTCGAGTAATTGACAAATTAGATATCAAAATAAACCAATGAAGAACTTAACCGAATTAATTAGACGTGATCTTGTTGTAGTCAATGTCTACACTGGCAACAGTATCAACTATGACGAGATCGTAAACAGAAAAAACTTCTTTAAACAAAAACTTGACAAAGCACTAAATCATCAAACAGTTGGTAAAACAGTTTATCTAAATCACAATGATTTTGATTGGGTAGTGCCCATTGTTATGGCTATTTGGGAATCGGGCTGTAATATTTTTTTACACGAACTCAACGCAGGTTTTAACGAGATTCCCGAATTCAGCGATTTTTACAGTTTCATTGATTTAACTGTGAATTTATCGCCTTTGGGTGCAGTTAAATTTAGCAATACATCCGTTGACCATTACGACTATCAATCTCATGTAATCTATCCCGATACCGTTGTAACTTTTGAATCTGCTGATACTGTGGCCGTCAAAGCACACACTAGTGGTACAACAGGCAGACCAAAGATCATCAACTTTACACATAAAGAACTGATTAATCGCGTACACATCAACCTTCCTTTTTACAACTACGGCGATAATCCCAAACCTTTCCATTTCAAAACTCTGCACCATGGAGCTTTGCTTTGTGATTACACATTGCCTTTGTTGGCATCTAGTCAAGAACATCATTTCTTACCGTCACGCAATGCCAAGTTAAGCGGTGATAATTACAACGCCAAAAACTTTTTAAATTTGGTACTGCCCTATATTGCACAGCATGAGATCACCACAATAATGATGCCATACGAATGGATAAATTATTTTGATTCAGTGGAACCTATTGCTATGCAACATATCCTATCTATTAGGACTTTGCGCGGGTATGATGCTAGAATAGCTGCATGGATATTTGAAAATATTCAACCAAATAATATTTCTAACCATTTTGGATGCAGCGAGCTAGGTACTATGTTTATTGCTAGAGTAACCAAGGACAACTACAAAGATTATGTTCCTAATTTGTTCACGCATCGTTGCCCAGATTTAGAATGCACATTTGATACAAATCTTATGCAGGCACGCCATGCTGGTTACGATACTCACGTGCTGGCAGACAAATTTGTGGAGCAAGACGGCAAGTTATACTATTACGGTAGATCTTATGCGTTCACAGTTGACAATGAACAAATATATGTACATGATCTAGAAAACTATCTACGCAGCATTTATCACCCAACTAAATTTCAAATTGTACCAGATTTTCTAAATCAAAAATTATACTTGGCACTGTTTGATCCTGAGTTAGATACAGATTTGAACAAAATCAATGACCTAATTACTACAAATGTGTCTGCAAAACATTGCTTGCAGGATGTAAGATACTTTAGATTGCAGGATGTAAACGTGGGTATCAAACCCAGCGGGCCCATACTGCTCTACGCATTTACCAAGGACAACAATGATATTCAACCACATTAAACGACTTAAAGCCGAGGGTAAAAAAATTGGAATCACATTTAGTACGTTTGATATGCTTCATGCTGGACATATTGCGATGCTTAGTGAGGCAAAGAACCACTGTGATTATCTGATCTGTGGACTACAAACTGACCCAACAATTGATAGGCCCGATACCAAGAACAAGCCGGTTCAAAGCATTGTCGAACGTCAGATCCAACTTGCGGCCTGTCGCTATGTTGATGAAGTGGTAGTATACCAAACCGAACAAGATCTCATTGACCTTCTTCTCATCCTTCCTGTTG